TGGCTCTAGAACTCATCACACCGCCGACTGTAGAGCCGGTGACTGTTGATGACGTCAAGAACCACTTGCACCTCGACCACGACGACGAAGACGTTTACATCGGCCTGCTGATTCGTGCGGCAAGAGGATATGCGGAAACGCGACTGAGGCGGCAGCTAGTCACGGCGACGTGGAAGCTGCACCTCGATTGCTTCCCGTGCGGCTGCATTGACGTGCCAGTCCCGCCGTTGGTGTCCGTTACCACGCTGACGTACATCGACGCGGGCGGCGCGACCGTCACATTGACCGAGAACACGCACTTCGTAAAGGACGTGCATCGGGAACCTGGCAGAGTCTATCCGGCCTACAACCAAACGTGGCCCTCGACTCGCTACTTTCCGAACTCGGTGGCGCTGACGTTCGTGGCAGGGTACGGCGATCCGGCTGATGTTCCGAGTGAGATCAAGTACGGGATTTTGCTGCTGGTCGCAGAGATGTTCGACAAGCGCGAGCCGACGGTGACGGGCGCGACTGTCGCGGCGGTTCCGAAGATCAGCACGCTTTTAGATAGCTGCTCGTGGGGGTCGTATGCCTAGCCACCTCAAACGCGGCGCAGGCAAGCTGACCAAGCGAGTCACGATCCAAGAGTACATCCCGAACGCGACGAACGGGCGAGACGACGGTTACTACCAGGCGGTCAAAGAAATCTGGGCCAGCATCGAGCCATTGAGTGGGCGCGAACTGTTCCAGGCACAGCAGGTGCAATCGCAGTCTGACCACACGATCCGGCATCGGTTCGTACCGTGGTTGAAGCCAGAACACCGCTACTACTACTTCGACCGACGACGAAACAAAGACAGGTTTTTCAACATCGACCGACTGGCAGACGACCCAGATAGCTCGGGGACTTACCAGGAGGCGACGGTACGCGAGTGGACGGAAGCACCGACAGACGCGGGGCCAGCAAGTGCCTAAGCCAATCGAAGTAACCGGACTCGACCCGCTGCTGAGGAAGCTGTCGTCATTGCCGACGAAGGTTCAAGGCAAAGTAGTCCGACCGGCGGCGCGTGATGGCACGAAGATCGTTGCCGAGGAAGTCAAGAAGCTGGTGCCAGTGGATGCGGACGGGCATCAACTTGCAGGCGGCGACCACCTGAGAGACACGATCAAGGTGCGAGCTGTCAAAGGTCGGCGGCGAGGATCGATCAACTACAAGGTGATGACGGGAACGCGAGAAGAACTCGGCATTCCAGCGGGAGAAAAAGGCTACTACCCGGCGGCGCTGGAGTATGGCGGATTGGATCATCAACCCATTCCGTACATGCGACCGGCGCTGAGACGAGTTCGGCCGCGAGTGATTTCGTCGGTTCGCAACAAGATTCTCGCGGGGATTATGCAAGAGGCGGCGCGTGGCTCTTAAAGACGACCTGATCGCCTACCTAGCTAGCAAGACCGCCATCACGGACATCGTGAGCACGGACATTGCCAGGATTCGGCAAGGTTGGACGAAGCAAGCCACGCCGTTTCCGTACATCACGATCGACATCCCGGAGTACGCACACGCACACGATTTAGGCGGAGGCGCTGGGTACGCGGAGCCAGAAGTGGAAGTTCACTTGTGGTGCCGGAAGGAATCTGATCGCGGTTCGCTAGGCGATGCCGTGCGAGGCGTGTTGCAGGGGTTCAGTGGCACGATGGGAAGCACGACCGTTCGCGGCGTGACGCTTCCGCTAGACAACGAGTTCGATGAATCGCCGCGTGATGCTTCGCAAGCGATGGTCTTTCATCGCGTGATGCAGTTTCAATTTTCCATTGTCGAGAGCATTCCGACATATTCATAAGGCGAAAGCATGGCCTATTTCATCGGCAAGGGATTTGTTCTCACCATCGCCAGCACGACGATCGGCCAAGTCGTTTCGTGGAGCGGCCCGTCGATGACGTTCGGGACCGTGGAAACCACGCATATGGGTTCCTCGCAAAAGGAGTTCTTGGGCACGATCCAGGACAGCGGGGAGGCGACGTTCGTTGTCAATTGGGACCCTGACACCGTTGGAAGCATCAACCACCCCACGCTGCTTTCACAATTCAAACTCGGGACCAACGTTGCAATCACTGGCGACATTCCAGGCGTTGCGACGCTCGACACAATCACCGCCACGGGCCACCTGACTTCCTTCGACGTGCAAGGCGTGACGGTCGAAGGCGTGTGGCAGGTCTCGGTTGGCATCAAGTTTACTGGCGACATCACATTGGCGTAGAGGAACGGATGAGCATTCGGGACAAGGTATCAAAGCTGGCAGGCGCGAGCACGCTGGAAACGTTCAACGCGCCGGGCATTGGCGAAGTGTTCTTGCGGAGAATGTCTGCGGCCGAGTTCGACAAGCTGATTGCTGGCGTTAAGGCACAGCACGGAGGAGACATTCAGCGTCGCGGCAACTGGCGAGCATGGCTGGTTAGTCAAGTGCTTTGCGAATCGGACGGATCACGAGTTTTCGGCGATGGCGAGGAAGGGTTCTTAGGCCAACTTCCCAGCAGCACGATCCAGTCTCTCTACGACCGATTCTGTGCGATGAACGGACTCGGTGATGACGCACAGAAGGAACTGGAAAAAAACTCCGAGGGGATGCCCGACGACGCTTCGCCTTCCGCCTCGCACTTGAGCTAGGCGAGCGCGACCCAGATGAACTTCTCGCGAGCATCCCTGAACAGTTGTTTGCTGAATGGATGGTTTACTACGAACTGGAGCCGTTTGGAAACTCTTGGCGGCAGACGGCGAGACAGCTTGCCTTGCATCAGAACATCCACGCTGGCAAGGGGAATCGCGCGAAGGAAGAGGACTTCATGCCAGGCCAAAGAAAGCAACAGCAAACCACCGCGGACTTGGCTAAATTCCTGCGATCAATGGCGAATAAGGCGAAGCAGTGAAGTATGGCGACTGCGGGCACAATCAACATCTTCGTCAATGCTGTTACGAAGAAATTCGATGACGGTATTAAGGGAGTCCACACCAAGCTCCAGGGATTAACCAAGGGCTTTGCGGACATCAACGGCGCGGTGATGGTCGCGCAGCAGGCATTCGCCACGGCTGGCCGCGTCGTATCGGCGTTCACGGATGAGATCGCTCGTCTCGATGAAATCGGCGACATTGCCGCACGCTTCGACATCACGACGACGGCCGTTCAGAATCTTCAGCGCACGATCAAGCTGTCCGGTGGCGAAGTCGAGTCGCTGACTAAGTTGCTTGGTCGCTTGGCTGTCAATCTCGGCGATGCCGCTGGCGGAAAAGGTTCTGCCGTTGGTGCGCTCAAGTCGCTGAAGCTCGGCGCTGAGCAATTTCAGAACATGTCCCTCGACAAATCGTTCGAGGTCATCGCCAAGCAAATTGCCCTAATCCCAGACCCGACGCGACGGGCGGCGATTGCTACGGACATCTTCGGAAAGTCAGCGATTGAGGTGATGGAAATCTTCACTCGCGAAAACGTGTTTGAACAGGCGGCTAAGGAAGTCGATCAGTTCGGCGTCAAGATGGAAGGTGCGGCCGATCAGATCGGCAAGACTGCCGAGGCGATGGAACGGCTGGAAATGTCCTGGGGGTCGCTGAAAGGCGCAATGGCGGTTACGGCTGCGCCGGCGGCAACCAGAATTGCCGAGACTGGTGCATCCGCTATTCGCTCGATTGGAAATCTTGGATTGGGTGAAATGCTGCTACTAGGCAGCCCGCTCGGAACTGCGATTGTTCACGGCCAAATGAGGGCCGACGCTGACTTCGCGGCTCGCATGGCAGCCAATCAAACTCCCGGTGCGCCGGCAGCGCCTGGGTTTGGTCCGCAAGCTCCTTGGGCAATGTCTCCGGATGACGCCGCGTTCATGCGGGCGTTTTCGCAGATGTCGCGAACGGCACTTGGCCCAGCCGCTCCACCTCCTATGCGACTCAACGCCAAGGACTTGCTGCTGCAAGTCGAGGCCAAAGAGCTTCGCCTTGGCGGCAGTGCTGGCGCATTGGAATTCGGTAGCGCCGCCGCATTCTCGGCGATCAATCAGTCGCAGAAAGAGGACGAATTGCGCCGCCTTCAAAAGCAGGAGGTGGACGAAACCAAGAAGACGAACCGGCTGCTGGAGCAAATGGTCGACAATGCAATCTTCCTTGAAGAGGCGACTTTGCAAGGATGAGCGTAACGGCGATTTACTACACGACGCCGCCACGTCTCGGCAAGTCTTCGGCCGGGAAGGAAATAACGCTGCGCCTGCACGCGGTTTGCGACGACAAGATGGACGGGATTCTAACTGTCGAGGCGCACGGCGATTGCCCGGCTATTGGGGACGGCTATGCGTATGGCAGCGAGTCCGACGCCACTATCGTCTGTACCGACGTCAAGATCGATCCGCGTGTTGACAACTCTGGTTACGAGGGGTCGAAAGTTTTCGACATCACCGCGACGTACTCGAATTCCGTTCCGTCCGGCGGGCTTGGCGAAGACGAGGAAGACCCGCTAGACGATCCGCCTGAGTACGAGTTCACGTTCAACAAGTATCAGATTCCGGCGATTGCTGACCGGGATGGCGAAGCCGTGAAGAACGGCGCGGATGAAATGTTTGATCCGCCGTTCATGATCGACGAAAACCGCCCGGTAATCATCATCACGCGGAACGAGGCTGCATTCAATCCGTCAACGGCAATTGCCTATCAGGACACCGTGAACGAGCACGCATGGGCAGGACTCGACCCAGGCGTTGCGAAAATCAACAGCATTTCCGCGCGAACAGCGACTCGCGGCGAAGTGACCTACGCCATCGTGACCTACGAAATCGAGCTTCGCTGGAACAAATGGAATCCGACGAAGATTCTTGCGCAGGGTTTTCGCTATCGCAAGTCAGAAGGCGGGCCGCCGCAGAACTACATGGACCCGGCGACGGAAGAGCCGCCGTCGAATCCGGTCCTGTTGCAAGTCAATGGTATGCTGTCGCCTCCGGTCGATGGCGTGATTCCGGCGTTCTTCCACGAATTCAACTTTTACCGAGAGACCGATTTCTCGGCACTCAATTTAGGGCTGTAGATCATGGCTGAAGCAACTGTCATCGTCGGCGATATGCTGGTCAAGGGGCGGATTAGCTCGTGGTCGCTCACGCCCCCAGCATCGTCCATCAGCAACTCGCACGTCGCTTCCGACGCGGCAATCGCGGCGACGAAGCTGTTGCACCTGATTAGCCAGACGGACGAAATCTACGGCTCGGGAACGACCGTAGCTGCGCTCGCGGCCGGGCAGGCGTGCTACATCGCCAAGGGGCCAGGGACGCTCACCGACGTGCGCGCCTACGTCTACACGCCCGCGAACGACGCGAGCCGCACTGTGACCGTGGACCTGCAAAAAAGCACGGCAGGCGGCGCATTCGCCACGGTGCTTTCGGGAACGGTTGGATTCACGAACGCCAGCACCGCGCTCACGCTTGTCACCGGAACGATTTCCTCGGCGAGCTACGTGGCTGGCGACTTGTTCCGCTGGGTGGTCTCGGTCGCTGGCGGATCGGGTACGCAGGCTGCTGGTCTCACCGCCTCATTCGTGGCCTATGAAGCCACCACGTAGGCTATGGCGAAAGAGCCGATCTATGGTCTGAATCGACGCGACCGCGACCTCGTTCAAAAGTGGGGCCGAAAGGTCTCGCGCGCCCCGCAGCAGATCATCGTTCCGCCGCGTGGCAACCAAAAAGTCCGCTCGGTCGAGGATCGCTTCCGCTTCCGCAACGACTCCGGCGAAACCATCCCGCCTTACGCCATCATGCGTAACACCGGCATGGAACTAGACGACGACGGCAATCTCGTCTACGTGATGAACAAGCCGGTTACGTCCGAATGGAAGCTCCCTTGGTACGTGAACCTCGGCGTCGAGGTCGAAGACGACGACTACGGCTGGTGCGCCACGTTTCGGAGCGAAGTCGGTCAAGGATACTACCTTAGCGGCACGATCGTCGTAGGCGAGTCCTGGGGGCCGCGTGGTGGGCAATGGAACCTGGAGCGGTACTATCCAGGGTTCCAGATCGTCGGCAACGAAGCCGATGGGCTGGTCTACGTGGTCCAGCGTGAGCCGCGCATCCTGTTGGCTCAATCGGACTCCGGCGGCGTCACGGCACGCTCTGGCACAACGCTAGGAAGCGACAACGGCGTGACGGTCTACTACAAGAACGGCGCGACCATCGGCGCGACGAACTTCGTCATCACGGCCTACAACGAGTCGGCAACGGCTGTGGTGGGGAGCACCTATTTGCAGTTGGTCTACGTCCAAGGCGATTGGGTGGTCAACTGGGAGGAGTGCTGATGCCTTCCCTTGTTCTGCCCGACTACGCCCGCGCTCCGCTGTTCATTCCAGGGCGTCGCAACCGCAAGGTGCGTTGGAATCGTGCGCTCTCCAAAGCCATCGAGTCGCTTGGTACGTTCGAGCGAGAGGATTGGCGGCGTGCGAAGTGGCTGCCGAAGTCGTTGCGAGGGTTCTATCCAAAGTGGTTCGCCAGCAAGAATAAGGCTGGGTGTACCTGCTGTTCAGAATCCGACCCGTGCGTAGACTGCGAAGATTGCTTGGGTGGTGGGACATACTCCGATTGCGAAGTTGACGTTCCGGCATTCACCGACAACCATTGCACGGACTGCGAGCTTATCGAAGGGACGTACATTCTGAATCCGGTTCTCGACCAATGCTCGTGGGATTATCAGGACAGCGACTCCGGCATTTGCGGCGCATTCACTGTGCTGGCAATCTCTGTAATTTTTGCGTGCGAAGACGGCAAATGTCGCGTCAGCGGACAAGTTCTCACTAACAGGAGCGCCTTGGTTCTCCAATCTAGCTGGTACAACATCGGACCAATCGCCGGCGGTCCCGTGAATTACTACACATTCTCCTCGCTGCCCTGGTCGCTCCCGTATGTAGAAGACACGCAAGTTGGCTCAGGCACGTCGAATTGCACGGCCGGCCCTGACCCGATGATTGTGCAGGGTTTTGCGTGAACTGCCTCTACGAAAAGACGCCGGACGGCAGGTTATGGAAATGCACGCGGAATAACTGCGGACATGAATCGCTGGTGCGGACGCATCACAATGAGCCGCCGAAACGCCAGAACTGCGGCGGAGCAAAACCTGCGGAGCGTTGCCAGTATCTTGGATCGCTGCATAGCGAAAAAGGGTGCGACTCCTGTCAAGGAAAAGTGCGCATCAAGCTATTCGACTGCGCCGTGCATGGTCAATGCTCAATCGGCAAGGCGCTGCCAGGCATCGCGTGCTGTGCATCCTGCCCCGACTACTCGCCAAGCAAGCGGGACGACGACCCGGACGGCGGGCAGGCCGGTTAGCCAGCCCCTCGGCCGCCGCCTATCGCGTCCGACGCCCTGCCGACAAGGTGGGGCGTTTTTTTATTGTGGCGGAGGGGATTCACGAATTGGATTCGCGTGGCTACAATAGCCGCATGATTCTCGACTCATTCTGCACCGCCCGTGAAGCCGCCAAACTGCTGGATCGCAGCATCCCCCAGGTAGTTCGATACTGCCAGTCGGGTAAGCTCCAGGCCGAGTTAATGGCTGATCGCTGGCTGGTTTCGCGCGAAGCAATCCGCGAATTCAAAATTCCAAAACGCGGAAACCCCAACTGGGTCAAGGGTTACAAGCGGTCTCCCAAGAAAAAGAAGAAATAATCGGAGGCGGCCATTGCATTATGCCGATTGGTTATTACAATCAGCGGCGTCAGGCAAGTGCGACTTAATCAGGGTTCGGCTGAGTGCAAGGTAGCACTCCCCTGCGTGAGACGCAAATAGCCTGCGGGGAGTTCCAGCATGGCAATGCCATTGCTCAGCACGGACGCTAACACGGCTGCGTTTCTCGCGCCGTGCATCTCCACGATTCTCGTGACTCACGCAGGCGCTTTCGTCTTTGCGTCTGTTTTCTCTGTTTGAAGGAGCGTTCTTGTGGCGCGAAAACTGAAATCCAATCTCACGTACAGCACCGAGTTGATTACACCTCGCTTTGCCGACGACGTGCTGACCCACCACAACACGAAGAATCGAAACATCAGCGACTCGCTCAGCACGCGGTACGCTCAAGCGATGACGCGTGGCGAGTGGGAAGAAACCGGCGACCCGATTCGCTTCAATTGCGACGGCACTCTAGCCGATGGGCAGCATCGACTTGACGCCATCCGCAAGAGCGGCCTGTCACTTCCAATGCTGGTTGTCCGTGGGCTGCCGAAGTCTGCCTTCCACAAGCTCGACGGCGGCTGGAAACGCACTCACGGTCATCACTTGGCCGTCGCTGGCGAGATCAACTACAACCAACTTGCCTCAGCAATCCGTTGGTTTGGTGTGATCGATAAGCGCAAGTCGTGGAAGTCTGCCGGTGTCACTTCGTCGCAGATGTTGGCGACGCTCAAGAAGCACCCGAAACTGCGTGAGAGCGTGGCGTTCGTGCTCGCCTCTGGTGCCAAAAAAGTGATGAGCGCCAGCTTGCTCGCGGCCTGTCACTTCTGCTTCTCGATCAAGGATGAAGCGTCTGCCAATCTGTTCGTTGAGCAGTTGGCATCTGGCGAGAACCTCAAGCGTACCGATCCGGTGTACGTGCTGCGTGAGCGGCTGCGTCGCGACAAAGCCGATCGAGACAGGCGGATTCCCGATGACTGCATCGCGGTGTTCGTCATCAAGGCGTGGAACGCCACGCGAAGGGGAGAAGTCATCAAAAATCTGGTGTGGAAATCCGAGGAAGCATTCCCGCTCGTTCAATAAATCAATGTCAAAACAAATCGACCTAGACAAGATCAGGCTCGACGGCGGAACGCAGATGCGTGCCGAGATCGACTACCACGCGGTAGAAGATTACTCGCACGCATATGCTTCCGGCGTTGACATGCCGGAACTGACGGTGTTTTGCGACGGGTCAACGAACTGGCTCGGCGACGGTTTTCATCGCTGGCACGCCGCGAAGAAGGCAGGAATGAAATCTGTACTCTGCCATGTGAAGCAGGGATCGTTGCGTGATGCGATTCTTTTTGCTGCTGGCGTCAACGACACACATGGATTGCGACGCACGCCGGCAGACAAGCGAATTGCAGTCAGGACATTGCTGGCAGACAAGGAATGGACTAAACGATCTGACGTTTGGATTGCGAAACAATGCCGTGTCTCAGATCGTTTCGTGGCGTCGCAGAGACAACAAGCTCCGAAGTCAGGGTCGAACGTTCTACCCTGCGAAGATGAACAACCAGAAAAACGTGAAGGCCAGGACGGAAAGGTCTACACCCGCCGAAAGCCGGTCGTGGTCCCGCACGTTCCACCCATTGACGAAGACGGAGAAGAGATCGGCACGCATCGCAGGCAAGCCATTGCGATGGCAAGTGACTTGCCTTGCTTCGAGGACGAGCGCAACTTGTTCTGCGCCTTGGCTGACCTTGTGCAGATCGTCAAGAAGACCCAGTACAAGGCGAGCATCGACAAGGGCCGGTTGATGCACGACCTGAACGAGTGGGCCAACGACATCGCCGAAGCAATCGAGGAAGCCGAAGCCAAATAGGAAAGGACTCCAAAGTGATCCACACCGCTCTGCGCGACATTTACTTGGCCGACACGAAACCCGGAATCACCGAGCGTGAACCATCAACGCGCCAAGCCACGCCCTCGGAAATCCAAGCCGCGTACCGCACGAAGCTGTACGAGCCAAAAGGATACTTAATCAACAACGGGCCGACGACTCCATGCGGCAAGTGCAGGAAGCGGTTTTACCTGCGGGCGCTCAAGTGGAATCTGTGTTTTGTGTGCCGCGAAGAGATTGTCACATTCGAGTGAAAGGTGGTGCGTGATGACGGATGAGGAAATCTACAAAGAGGTCGCGAAAGCGGCACTGGTAGAGAGCCGGTCGGTATTGCTCAACGACAATTTGATTGTGTGGTCAGGAGGAAAAGGCTTTCCCTATCACATCCGAAAGTCGTCATGTACTTCCGCATTCGTTTCTCACGACGACCTCGCTGAGGGTGTTCGCATTGCTCGCAAACGCCTGCAATCCGAGCGAGACGCGAAGGACGCGCCGGGGCTGCGGGAGGAGCGAGACAAGTTCAAGGCCGCGTTAGAGAAGATTCGCGATGGCAAAATTCTCTTTTGCGAAGTCTACGATCATATTCGTGAAGTCCTCAAGGAGTCCCCATGAGCACACGACGAATCACGGTTGAGGAAGTGCTGGAGGCTGCCCGCAAATCGAAGCTGCGGTTACGGCGCGGCAGTATGTACCGGAGCGACTTCAAGTGTGCGTGCGCCCAAGGCGTAATCCTGATCGCCGATGGCGTTGATGAGGAGGTCGTCAACACGAAGGGTTATTTGCTGATGAACGAGCGTTATGGATACCCATACGCTGCCAACTTCCGAAACGCATTCGATGACTACAACCATCGTGAAATGTTCTACAACGACGACTGGGACGACGAAGAACGTGAGCGTGCAATTCTCGGATTCGCAGACGGTCAAGCCGTGGCCGCCGCAGTCTTTCAAAAGCAAGGATCGCAAGCATGAACCGCATCACCGCCTTCACCGATGTTGAATTCGACGAACATCACAGGATGTCTCGCCGCGTCCAGCGTGGCTTTCCAGAACTGAGCGTCGAGGAGCGAGCGTGGCTGGAATATCAGCGTGACCCGCAGGGCACGACGGACAGGCTGGACCTAGCGGACAACTCCAACCGGCGCGAGTTGCCGTGGTGGATGCTCGTGGCAATCGTCGCAATCGCGTCGGGCGTGGTGTTTGCTGTTTTGGCGGTGACGGCTTTAAAGCATGGAAACTGAACTGCGAAAGGTTTCTGATGAGTGAATCGAGCAGCAACAGTGGCAGCGGAATCGGATTCTTCGGTCTGCTTGGGATCGTGTTCATCACGCTCAAGTTGTGCGGAGTTATCGACTGGTCTTGGTGGTGGGTGCTCGCACCGATCTGGATTCCGATTGCCGTTGTGATCCCGATTCTCATTATCGCCTTCGTGTCGATCGCGATTCTTGCGAGGCGTGGGCGAAGGTATTGAACAACGAGATTCAACAGAGTTGAGGCTGCAATAACGGAGCCAGACCCCGGAAGGAACCTCGGGGCGTTTTGGCCACGGATGATTAGGCAATGAAGCCCACACACTCCGCAAAGCCCGGTCGCGAACGGGCGGAGCGGGGGCGAGGAACAAAGCGAAGGAGCACGCATGATCGGCGAGTTAAAAATGTTCATTGCCAGGCAACTCGACCGACTGCCGTGGACTTGCTGGGCGGAACTCGCCGCCTGGGCGATGGGGTACAGCACGTTTCGAGATGCGATGAAGACGCGATGCGATCCTCCGTTTC